CGCTGATGATCAACGAAAGTTTTTCGTTAAATTCAATGTTGATGGACTACTACGTGGTGATTACGAAAGCCGGATGAATGGGTATGCCATTGGTCGACAAAATGGCTGGTTATCTGCTAATGACATTCGTGAGTTAGAGGATCTCAACCGTATCCCTGCTGATGAAGGTGGTGATCAGTACTTGGTTAACGGTAACATGCTGCCACTTAACCAAGCCGGTAATTTCTATAACACGCAAACAACCAAAGAAAGTGAGGAAACAAAAGAATGAAACGTTTCTGGAACTGGAAACAAAATGGTGATCAGCGGCAACTAGCTATCTCTGGGGTAATTGCTCCTGATAGCTGGGTGCATGACGATGTTTCACCACAGGTATTCCAAGACGAACTTAATGAAAGTCAGGATCCAATCGATCTCTGGCTGAACTCCCCTGGTGGTGATTGTACCGCTGCCAGTCAAATTTATACCATGCTGATGAATTACCCGAATGAAGTCAATGTCAAAATCTCAGGTATTGCGGCATCTGCTGCTTCGGTAATTGCGATGGCTGGAACTACTGTTTCAATGGCTCCTGCGGCTATGCTAATGATCCACAATCCACTGACTATTGTCGGCGGTCAAGAAAGAGATCTCGACCACGCTGCGCAAATGCTAGCTGAAACCAAGGAGTCGATCATCAATGCCTATGAGCTGAAAACCAACCTGCCCCGTGAAAAGATTTCAACAATGATGGATAACGAAACTTGGATGAACGTCAATAAAGCTATCGAATTAGGCTTTGCTGATGCCATGCTGGGTGACAATAAGAATGTCACAGATTGTTACTCGTATTCCGATAAGCAATCTGACCTGGTGTTATTGAATAAACTCAAGCCTAAAGCAAAATCTACTATTTCTGTAAAGTCGCTGCAAAAGCGGCTTTCTTTGTTATCACACTAATTTAGGAGGAACTTACCAATGAACAAGATTACTGAATTACAAGAAAAGCGTGCCCGTATTTGGAAGCAAGCAAAGTATTTCCTGGACACTAAACAAAAAGAAGCTGATGTACTTTCTGCTGAGGACAACGCTACCTACGAAAAGATGGAACAAGACGTCGTCAACTTGGGTAAGGAAATCGATCGGCTCCATAAGCAAGCCCAAATTGAAGCAGAACTCAATCAGCCCACAACTAAAGCCCTTACTAATACCCCGACTGCTGGAGAATTACCAAAGGGTCAGGATGCTTATGCGCAGAACTTTTGGCAAATGATGCGTGGTCATGCGGTCGTTGATGCACTAAAAGAAGGTACGGATCCAGATGGTGGCTTCCTAGTGCCAAATGAGTTTGAAAATCAACTGATTCAAAAGCTTCAAGAAGCCAATGTCCTGCGAACCATCAGCCATGTCATTCAAACCAATAGCGGTGAACATAAGATTCCGGTTGTCGCGAGCGAAGGAACAGCTGCTTGGCTCGAGGAAGAAGCAGCCTACACAGAATCTAATACTCAATTTAGTCAAGTATCCCTCAGTGCTCACAAATTGGGGACTCTGATCAAGGTATCGGAAGAACTACTGAATGACTCCGCCTTCGACTTGATGTCCTATTTATCTGATGAATTTGGTCGTCGACTTGGTAATGCTGAAGAACAAGCCTTCCTAACGGGTACCGGCACTGGCCAACCAACTGGTATCTTAACCGACACTAATGGTGCGTCTGCGGGATCCACAGCTGCTAAGGCCGATACATTGACTTTTGATGATTTGATCGAACTTTTCTATTCCTTAAGAGCACCATACCGTCAAAATGCTGTTTTCTTAATGAATGATGATACCGTGAAAACCATTCGCAAAATGAAGGATAACAATGGTCAATATATCTGGCAGCCTTCTGTTCAAGCTGGCCAACCAGATCGAATCCTCAATTGCCCAGTTTATACTAGTCCGTTCATGCCATCCATGGCCGCATCTAATAAACCAGTGCTCTTTGGTGATTTCAATTACTATTGGATTGCTGATCGTCAAGGTCGAACCTTTAAACGACTTAATGAACTTTATGCTGTAACTGGTCAAGTCGGTTTCTTGGGCTCGCAACGAGTAGATGGCAAAGTCATCCTCCCAGAAGCCATTAAAACTCTTGCCATGGCTGCTAAGTAGAAAGGACTGATGAAATGTGGCTGCTATTACTTTGGCCGAAGCAAAAGCCTACCTAAGAGTTGATAACACTGTTGAAGATGACCTCATCACAAAGTTGATTGGATCGGCGACTGCTACCGTCGAAAATGTCCTTCGTCAGCCTCTATCAGCATTTGATCCTCTCCCTGATGATATTCATACCGCGATTCTCTATACCGTAGCTTACCTTTACGAATATCGGGAAACGGCTGATTTTGATGCCATGATCAAGTTTCTTCGGGCTATCTTGTCCCCTTACCGGAAGGAGGAATTTTAATGCAACAGCAAAATAAACGGGTCAGTAAGATTGCTGATATTGGTGAACTAGATCGCCGCATTACGCTGATGAAAAAGAAATATGTCGGCGAAAATCCTAATACCGGAATGTCGATGTACAAGGATGTTCGCTTAGGCGATGTGTGGGCAAAAGTTTCTGCCCTACACGGTCAGGAATACTACACAGCGGTCACGGTGAAATTGGAAAAACAACTGTCATTCATCATCCGATACCGTGATGATGTTGACGAAGAAACCAACATTTGGTTTGAAGGTCGTGGCTACAATATTGGCTTTATTGATGACGTTAAGTACAACCATGAGTATCTGGAAATTAAGGCTGAATATTCGAGAGGAGTTGATGATCCGAATGAAGACAACTAGTTTAACAGTAATTAATTCATGCTTTGGTGCAATTGGGGCTTTCCTCGGCTGGTTCTTAGGCGGACTGGATGGTTTTCTATATGTTCTACTCATTTTCATGGTAGTGGACTATATCACCGGAGTGCTTTGTGCCATTAACGAACATAAACTCTCCAGTGAAATTGGCTTTCGTGGGCTTACGCGCAAAGTGTTAATTCTATTATTGGTCGGTATTGCACATTGCCTTGATATTTACCTATTAAAGAATGGTTCAGCGATCCGTACTGCTACGATTTTCTTCTATATCTCTAATGAGGGCATTTCATTACTAGAAAATACCAGTCGCTTAGGTCTACCTGTGCCCGATAAGTTAAAGAGTGTCCTCCAACAATTACATGATAAGGATGGTGATAATCAATGATTTCTGGAATTGATGTTTCTGAATGGCAAGGCCATGTGGATTTCAATGCGGTCAAAGCAAGTGGTGTTAAATTCGTTCTAATCCGAGCTGGTTATGGTCGGTCAGCAAGCCAAGAAGACCGTTACTTTGCAGAACATTATACCCAAGCCAAAGCAGCTGGTTTACAAGTGGATGCCTACTGGTATTCCTATGCCGTTTCTCCCGCTGATGCAGCCAATGAAGCCCGGGCCTGTTTAACCGTCCTTGGTAATCGTCATTTTGATTTTCCAATCTACTTTGACTTAGAAGAAAAGTGGCAGTTTGCCAATGGTCGTAACTTCTGTGATAGCTTAGTGAAAAGCTTTTGTAGTGTTTTGGAACAAAACGGTTGCTATGCCGGACTGTATATTTCGCGATCACCACTGCAAAATTACATTTCACCTTCCGTCGCTCAACGCTATGCTGTCTGGGTGGCTGAATATGGTCCGTGTTGTAACTACAATGGTAATTACGGAATCTGGCAACATTCCTCTACTGGTTCTGTTCCAGGTGTCAATGGCAACTGTGATCTAGATTATGCCTACATTGACTACGCAGCTGTCATTAACAAAAAGCAGCCAGTTACCAGGAAGAACCCTGATGAGCTAGCTGTTGAAGTCTTAAATGGTCAATGGGGTAATGGTACCGATCGTCAACAGCTCTTAACCGCTGCTGGTTATGACTATGCGGTGGTCCAAGAAAAGGTTAACCGTCTCTTGAACCGTAAGTCAGTTGACCAAATTGCACGCGAAGTTATCCGAGGATCCTGGGGAAATGGTAATGAACGAATCAACCGCTTGAAGCAAGCCGGCTATGACCCCACCCAAATTCAAAAACGAGTTAATCAATTATTGTAACTTTTGCCTGTGGACTCCGGTCTGCAGGCTTTTTTCTTTTACCATAATAAAAAGCCAACCATATAAGATGGTTAGCTCTTCCTAAACTGTGGTTGGAGTCAAACAAGACTTCTTCTCAAATAAAACACGTATCTCAGATCACGCTTGAGGGTCAGAGTAGCGACCTCGCCCTCTTACTATATATTAAAGAATCTGTTTCAATTAGCAAGTTGATTTGAGGGTTTACTTTTCTACTTCCGCTGGCTTATTAGTGGAGGTAATTAAAAATG